AAAAGCTATCTTCATGTGTCACCACCTCCGGCATTTACCAAGGCACCCTGCCGATCAGGGCAGGGCACGATGGAAAAGGTCGGTTTATTTACCAGTCAGGAGATTCACTCTAAGTGCGTTATTCGCACCCTCGGGGAACTCTATTTTTTTGATCTCTGCCAGCTGTTCCAGCTGATCTTTTTTCAGAGGTTTCAGGAACTCTTCTGTGAGAGGATTAGGCATATCCTTCATCCACTCATTATTGCCGCCTGCAGATGGTGCTTTTGGTGCCGCAGGAGCAGGTGTGTCTGCCTTAGCGACAACAACGATCTCAGCAGCGTCCATCTTTGCCCACTTCTTAGCAGTGGCCTCGTCAACCTCGATAGTCTTGTTCGCACCTACATACTGCCCGGGGGCTGTCTTGATGCGGTGCTTTGTTCTTACCAGTATCTTACTCATGATTAAGCCTCCTCACGCACACGTGCGTAGAGTGTTGTGTCAGGCTTCCAGAGACCTGGCATAGGTTTTGATTTGAGATAGTCGATAACAGTGGCTGTGCCCTTGTTTGTCTCTTTCGCATATACGCGAGGAGATATCTCGATGCCGATATTGTCGCCGTCATCCACAACGCCTATAGCGCCATAGTCAACACAGTTTTCCGGCTGATCGCTAAAAAGGATTACAGCGTCAGGATGCACGTAATACTGAAGCTCTCCGGCTTCGTCCACATACTTCTCTGTTGATGACCAGATGTGACCTACCTCCGGCATGTTGCCGTAGTATGTGATGTCGCTGCCGTACTCCTGAAGCTCTTCCGGTGCGATAGAGCCGAACCTTGCATCTTTAAGATCGAGCAGGGCTCTCACTTCCGGATCCTTCAGGAAATCACGGATAGCCTTTGACCCCATCAGAACGTTGTCAGGCTTGATGTCTTTAGTAGCTACAAGCTCGCGCCACTCGATGATATCCTCATAAGGTGAAACGCCAGTCTCGCCCCACTGAGCTGTGTCAGTCAGAGCGATTTTCAGATCAGGGTCACGCATGAAATCTATCTCAAAGTCGATAGTCTCTCCGGCTTCGTCCACACCGGACACGGTCACCTTGCCGTCTTCCAGCATCTTCGCACAGTACCACTCCTCGCGGTCTGTGATAGCGTCATCAAGCGGGCCGAGCGTATCGTTATAGGCATAGGCGAGGGACTTGATCTGCTGGGGGTTCAGTTCCGCTGTAGCGGACACGCCTACGAAAGACCTGAAAAGCTCCTCAGCTTTACTGATAGCTTTAAGGGCAACCATAGGGATTTTAAAAATGATCTTCCCTTTTGCGTCTTTCTTAGCGGCGGGGATGTTGCCGAGGTTGGTGATAACAGGTGCCATTCTGCGGCCCTGCTTCACAACGTCACGCTCGATCACGTCAACGTGGTGAGCTCTGGCTGTAGCCAGGTGAAAGATTTTTTTAAGCAGGAACTGACATTTCTTCCTGCGTGTAACGACAGCATCGCCAACGGCACGTCTGTCGAAATATGCGTTTATATTTGCCACATTACACCTCCTCTACGATGTAGATGTTATTTCTGCGAAGGTCAGCACGGACAGTGTCAACAGTGTGCCCAGTGCCAAAAACAAGCGCGCCGTCCAGCACGTCTCCGGAGACAAGCACCTGTGCCTCCACTTCTGTTGTTGTATCTGTGTCCTGCATCAGCACTACCTCAGCGGTCTCGCTGCCATCTACGGCAGCGGATGCAGAGAGGTAATATTTGCCGTCATTAGCAATCCCCAGCACGCTGCCTTTCTCGAGGATATTATCTGTACCCTGAGTGCTGGCGATAGTGACCATCTCTGTGCGGACAGGAAAATCTCCGCCTGCGAAAAGTCTTTTTCTGGTGTCTTCGAGATACATTACTTCTTACCTCCCATAGCCTGATTGAGAGCCGCAGCTCCCTCCATAGCCATACGCTTTTCAGGTGTGTCAGTACCTTCTGGTGATTCGCCGCCCTGCTGTACAGGGGCAGGTGTGTCTTTAAGCAGATTGATTGCCTGTGCCGATGCTTCAGCACTCTCTTTTTCGAGGTGGGCAAGTATCTGATCTTTGACTGATTCGACTGTCGCTTTCGGGTCTGCGACAGCTGCGCTTATGATAGACTCACATCCAGCCGGAGCTTTGATTGCGAGAATACCAGTGATGCGCTTGTTTTCTTTTTCGATGCCATGAGGCACCCCGTCAGCTGCTGCCTGTGCATAAATCTCTTTATGGTCAGTCTTGAGCTGCTCAAGTGATTTAAGGCTCATCTCATCCTCCGTTTTTTTTATCTCTGTATCATTAATCAGATCATTCAGACTGCCTATTCTGTCTGCAAGACCTGCCTTAACAGCTTTCACTCCGCCGAGCACACCGCCCTGATTTCCGGCGGTTATAACTTCGTCAAACTCCATTCCCCTGTTCGCCGCCACAGTACGAATAAAGACCGCGCCGATGTCGTCAACGCGGGTCTGGTATTCTGTCTGTCCTTCTGGTGATTCAGGGTCGATGTTTTTATTCGGTGCGTATTTTGATGTGAATGTCACTATCGCCTGGTTGCCGGATTTGCCGACAGCCAGCACAGCCCCGATGCTCCCCACCTCAGCGGTCTCACTCATCACGATCTCTTTACAGGCGGATGCTATCCAGTAGGCCGCACTTGTAGCAGAACCGATCACGAATGCTGTTATGGGTTTTATCTGTGACGCTTTTTTAATGAATGCGGCGGTCTCTTCTGTCCCCGCGACAGAGCCGCCCGGGGAGTTGATATTCAGGATAATGCTGTCTATACGCTCATCTTTCAGAGCGTATGCTACGAGCGTCCTGAGAGCCTCCAGAGACGAACCGTAAAAAGCCGATGTCGGCAGCAGTACGCCGGAGACAGTTATTACACCTCTGCGGTTTATGATCTTGATGTTGTCTATGCCTATGTCATAAGCGACAACAGTGCTGTCATCCCATGGGATGAGTTCAGACAGCACCGGCAGTGCTGACTGCGATATACAGAAAAGGTTATGCATTACGCCACCCCCGCTGTCTGAAATTCATTGTCTATAGCTTCAAGCTCTTTTTTCATCCTTCTCTCCGCTTTCATCTGTGTATACTTGCTATTCAGATCACCGCCGGTCATGCTGATGATCTCTTCTTTAAGTGTGGTCAGCCCAGTGTTGATACGTTTCTCGGCTGCACGGGCTTCCTTCTCTTCGTCTATCATGCCTCGTGGCGGGCCTATCCATACGGCGGACATGTTTATCAGTCTGCGTGTGTAAGGGTCTGTTAGATAGCGGGGGATAGGGATTTGACCTTTCGCCACCATCTCAAACATGAAACGCTCAAATACATGCTGATTAAATCTCTGGTTAAACAGAGCCCGGAAAACCTTCACCAGTTTCCAGAACTCCAGCATAGCTCCACGGCTGGCAGAGTAGCTGGCTCCGAATGTCTTAATGAGTATCTCGTATGGGATTTCGAGACCCATAGCGACCTCACGAAACTTGCTGTCTATGAAAGCACCATAACCGCTGTTAGGGCGGTCAGATTTAATAGTCTCAAAATCGTATCCTTGGGGCAGGGTGACAGCCTGACCGGGTGCCATTTTCACATCCACACTCGGGCCGTTCTGCTGGGGTGTTCCCAGCGTGCTCATTATGTCCACACCCTCCATGCCCGGGGTGCTTCCGCCTGCCTCTGCGTGCTTTATCATAATGGCGAAAAATGCGGCGATAGCGGCAGCCTTAAGCTCCGCTTCCTGATATTTATGAATATGTGCGAAAGATTTCATCACAGGGGTTATAAAAGGAACTCCCCTGCTTTGTCCTGCACGGGTTTCTGTGTAGATATGGCAGATGTTGCGCAGTCCGGCGTCATGGAAAACGCTCACAGGCACCCAGTTATTCTGAAACTGGCTGTCTGCTGCGAGTATGTGATACCTGATAGGCTCGCCGAATGTGCCTTTCTCTATCCCTCCTGAGAACATAGGGTTGTCCATACGGTAAAAAGGATTAGAGACTCTGGCAGGGTCTATCATGTTTATGGCGAGATCACTCACAGAATACTGACGGGTTAGAGAGCAGAGCTGACTGATAGCGTCTCCCGCCTCAAACCAGTTATGCGCTGCTGTCTTTTGCAGTCCGTATATGTTTTTTGTGCGGGATGCGTCTATGTCTTCGCTCTCTGTGTGCAGCTTCCACAGTGTCTCGGCTCGCTCTTCCATCTCGGCAGCGTCCTGTTCGCTCATGCCAAGCTTGCGGAACGGCAGCTCTATCTGTAGCCTGATGCCGCCGCCGACGACGTTTGTCACCATAGTGCCAGTCACCCCACCGAAGATGGAATTACGGCACAGGTCGATACTGCGTTTACGCAGTTCCGGCAGCTCTCGTGATATTGACTCGTCTGCAGATTCTTCAAATATGTATAGGAAACGCTGGAGTACATCAGCTCCCGTAGCTTCAAAAGACGGGTGGAGTGGGTGGAGTCTTCCGTATGGCAGGATACTCATCAGAACACCACCGGAAACGATCTCGGACGGTTGCCTCCGGAAAGATCGGCCACCATCTTAGACCAGTATGTGATTGCTTTGTTGATATCAGAAAGGTTCGCACGGGTGAATGTGATGCTACCTATAGTATAAGACTGATTATTTGCGACAGCGAGAGACGCCTTTTTATATGCGTCCAGTTGTGCCTGAGCTTCTACCAGTGTTATCCCTGCTGACATACACGCCTCCGTATATCAGAGCAAAACACACATTCGGCATCCTGTAAAATACAGGAGAGAAGATTGGGAAATATGAGAAATTTGAGTACAGATGAGAAATAAACTTTGTATTTTACATCATTTTTGAGTGAATTAAACAGGGTAGTCAGCAGTACCAACTACCCATATGAAGGGATTAATCCTGAGAAAGTCCCATGTC